TGTGGGTTTAGCGTCCCCAGCGGCGGACGGTGCGACATTAGACATATTATTGTGTTCCGCTGACTTTACGCCACAGCGATTGCGTAGGGCCATCATAGCAAAGATTTTCCTTGCTATTTTATGACCAGACGCAAAAATGTCTTAGTGCCCTTGTAGCTCAGTGGTAGAGCACCAGTTTTTAACCAACTTAATAAGATATGCTTTCGTAGCTTAATGGTGAAGCACGGCTTTTGTAAAGCTGAGATTGCAGGTTCAAGTCCTGTCGAAAGCTCCAATTTATGAAATATATTTTTACAACTGAACAAAGATCATCGGGAGGAAAAATCCGTGCTCGGGCATTGCAGGAAAAATCCGCAATTGAAATTGAAGCCGGAACATGGAAACCAACGCATGATTCTCTAAAGACAATTAAGAACTATCTTTTAAGTAAACGGGGGCATAAATGCGAATCGTGTTTCAACGAATTATGGTTAGACAAACCAATCCCATTGGAAACGCATCACATAAATGGAGATGCTAAAAATAATTCAGTGAATAACTTACAGTTGCTTTGTCCCAATTGCCATGCCTTGACTGATTCCTATAAGGGAAAAAACCGAGGAAATGGAAAACGAAAAAGGTAAACTGGCTGTCGTAGGTTCAATCCCTATCGGGGGCTCCACTATCGTCCCATCCGTCGAAGCTGGATTTGATTGAATCCACCAGCTACGAGGATTTCGTCGCATTGAAGAATGCGCCCACTAATCTGCTGAATACGATCAGCACTCACATCGTGCAATTGCTGAATGAGAGACTCACGGGTGCCGTGAATCTCTTCAAGAAAATCAACAAAAGTTTCGTTGTGTGAGAGCTGTTCTAGTTTCTTAGTGTCCATGAATTACTGTTGTTGTGAACCGGGAGCAATGCCCGTAGGGGCTTGTTGCATACTCTGAGTTTGCATACCGCCCATTTCGGCAGGAGCCGTACCAATACGACCAATCTGGGCGTTCTGAGCTTGCTGCATTTGGAACTGATATTGCTGGGCATACTTCTGGAAGCGAGCCGCAAAAGCCTTATCCTGCTGTAAACGCTGCATAACGTCAGGCTGCTGTGAATACTGCTGCAATACCTGCATGGCGACTTGAGCACCGTTAGGACGAGCGCCCACTTCAATGCCAGCATAAATCTTGGACAAGTCATCTGTGACCATCTTGACGATTTGCTCTTGGGCTTGCTCGCGTGGACGCAGGATGGCGTCAGCAATGACGGGATTGATGGCAGCGCCGCTAATTTCAAGCAACGCATCAACGTCAATACGGCCATTACGATCAAGCTGCATCAGTTGAACAAACTGGCCGAGCTGTGTTTCCACATTGTCGGGGTCGTTGTGCAAAACGTCGTAGTTGATGATGATGTCGAAGTTTTCGTTGGGGTCGCCCTTGCTGAACTTCTGTGGGTCGGACACGCCTGTAACACGGAAGAACACTTGGTCTGGGCCAAAACGCTGATAGCACTTGTAGGACAAGCGAAGCACGTCCTTAACGTGCGTCAAAAACTTATCAACGAAGTATTGCTGTTGAATTGTAGCTAGAGGATTGCCAACGTCCAAGCCAATGAGCTTGTCGGCTTGCGTGAGGAGAGTGTTTTCCATCTCCACAGAGCCGGGATTGTATTGTGGCGTTGGGCCATAACGAATCTCCCCTTGGCGACGATAGGGCAGGAGGCCACCGGGGCGAATATCGCTGGGCGGGAAGCCCATTGGATGCTCAATCCAAGGAAGGGTGGCAAGAGAGTTGCGGTCTGTACGGCTATCGCGCTCCACTTTGGTCTGCCACTGAATGCCCTTGAGTAAATCAGCAAAACTTTGGAGGTCGTAGAGACGTTTGTTGTCTTCACTAATCTTGGTTACGACAAATGGGTAGTCTTCGTAGCCGTTAAGCAACTCATGCTTGGCGTAGTCATCGACATCAGGCTTGCTGATGACATCCTTGTGGAAAACTGTGCAGTAGATGCCTTCAGCGTTGTCCTCATCGACAAGACGCTGGTAGCCATAAATCACTTCAAAGAGCTCACTCGCGTCATACGTCGTGGATTTGTAGGTGAAGTTGGTGTTGTTGCTGTTGTTGTTAATTGGGTCGCCTTCTTCGCCGCAATTCTCAATGACATAATCAACCCAGCTCTCATTCCAACCTTCGGTGGCAACCTTGTTCTTGAGCTGTTGGGCGCTCATTAACACGCGCCAGAAGCAATAGGGTACCTTCTGTGGGTCTGTGGTGTAGGCGGGGAACAAAACGTCGCCGTCTGGAGCAATACATTGAACCAGTGGGCAATCAACGCTACGACGGATGATAGGAAACTCAGCGGTTCCCGTCTTGCGTAGGTCATTCAAGGCGCGTTTGGCCTTCTGATCGGTCATGCCATTGAACTGACCCTTGAGGAGTTCAACGAGTTGACTGTCAGATTGCTTTTCAAGGATGGCTTTTACCAAATCAGGGCTAACCTGCTGGAGTTGCTCAAGGGTGAGCTTCTGCTTGAAGATGCGGTCTTCCTTCTGCCAGCCGACATAGGTAATCATTATGCCGCGCTCAAGGAGGTAGTTGGCACCCAGCTCCATCTGACGCTTGAACTGAGGAATGTAACTAGCCACCATCCATTTGAGGAATGCGCTAGTGACGCGAGCCCGACCAATGTCGCCCGATTCTACGGGGTAGGCACGGATGTTAGCGCGATTGAGCGAAGAAATGAACATCGCCACATAGCGATTGATGCGTTCGTCAATTACATGGGCCTCCTGATCGGAAGCACCTTTCCACGGGAAGGCATCGCTGCCATTCTTGCGCAAGTCGTCAGACTTCCCAGACCACAAATTACGACGATTATCATACGCATCAGCGCATTGATTGAAGTAGAAGTTGAGGTCGGTGGTTGTCCGTTCATACGCATCACGAAGCGCCAATACATTTGGCGAATCCTGAACGTAAATAAGTGCTTCTTGATTATCAGTTTCCATTTAGATTTTGCTCGATAGAGCGAATGATGCGATAGGCTGCGCCTTTATCAATGGCAACTTTGTCGGCTAGGACAGCCGCTTCAATTGGTTGGTACTCAGCGTGAAGCATTCGTTGCAGAATTTCAAAACCCAGAAGACGATCTACCTGTTCGTCCTGCCACTTGGGGTCTAATGTAATATCAGACTCCAAGCATTTCATGGCGATAGGTAGTTCCACCGGATGCGTCTGTAATTGCGTCAACATTGATGCGTTTGCCCAACAGTTTACCACGGAGCTTGCGAGGGATTGCAACGGGCACCTTGCCCTGATGCCCTTCCAGCTTGGCGTAAACCCAGCGCGGGTTACGAGCTTCCATAAGAACTAACGCCCTAATCTTGTCTGGAACAGCAAGAGGAACGTCAAACGACAGCTTGATGAGCTCCACTCCTTCCTCAGTGAGATAGGTGTTCTTGCCATAACCAGAGTAGTGCAAGCCCTCCGTTAGTTTAGACGATTTGATTTTAAGCAACTCGTTGACTGTCTTGCCCAGCTCATCAGCCAGCGCGATGATTTTTACTTTAGCCATTAGTATCCGCCCTTTCGTTTTGATTGTTGTATCGTCTTGTCCACCCAACGTATGCCGTCGATACAGGCATAGCGTATTACGTCCACAGGGTCTTTCCATGCTTCGTCGCTTCCGCCGTCGCCTGTGTATTCCTGTAAAGCTGTGATGATGTTCTCGCACCTATCCGAGACGTAGAATCGTGGATGGTTGATGCCATCAATCTTGGCCTTACGATTGTAAGCCATCTTGGTTTGAATGGCCTGAATGCCATCCTCAATGTCTAAGCCGGGGGCTGGATTGAACGTGAGTCCGTTGTCTGCCAAGTCCTCGATAATGGAGCTCGCCCCATTCTGCGACTGGTACTTGGCTGCGCCTAAGCGTGGGTCAATGAGCCTGTCTAAGATTTCCTCGCTGTTGTCTTCCTCTAGGCCGACAATCAAATCAACGTAGTCCTTGATACCGTAGCCCAACCCCTTGCTGCCTTTTCCTCCAATCCACTTGCCGCCATGCCACTTGGCCCAATCGCCCACATTAACGTCGGGCCATTCACGATAGACGTAGTAGGTTTCATCAGCATCCACCCCAATCCAGCACATGAACCAGTTCTTACGCCCAGCAGGGTCAAGAATCATGTAGCGTGTTAGGTCGGCAGGAATCTTGTCATGCGGGATGACATTCACCTCACGCGAGAACATGGGGAACCTAGTGGACGCACTCTTGGTAGGAATACCATAGGCGCGTGTAAGGATTTCTTCTTCGGCTCGTCCCTTTAAATCTTGAGCAATGCGCTCATATCCACCAAACGGATTGTCCTTAGAATGGAAATAGATGATGCCGCTATTTCTATTTGCCGAATGCTGAACAAACGGCACGGGCCTGTCATTCAGCAGTTCAGCAACCTTAGTTTCAATTGTTCGTGCTTTCTCCAGATAGTCTCGTACAACTTCTGTGTAGCCGTCAATAGGAGTAAACGTAACAATAATTTTAGCATTCCTTGTAGCAAGGCGGAAGCGAAGAGTAGTGAGCAGCTCAGGGCCAATAAGATACTCGTCACACCAAGCGCCGATGTTAAGCCAAACAGGTTCACGGCTGCCCAGCTCCGCGCCTTCCAAGATGGTGTCGTTGTTGAGGAACTGTGCATAGGTTTTAAAGATGATGTGGCTACGAGTGCCGGGGAGAATCAAACTGCTCTTAGAGAAACCATTCTTGCGTGTGTAGCTAATGTTCTCTTCCGCGCTCAGAGTCTTCTTACGCAGCTCTTCTGGCAAGGCATCATAGATGGCACTCTGTTGCTGACGGATGGACACATCCGCATTCTGGGCAAAGCACATGATGACACTGCCGGGATTTTCCATAGCAGCCTTAACGACAGCCGTAGCTGCCCATGTTGTCTTTGAAGACCGATTGCCGCCGCTTACAAGCAATTCGTTGAACTCCCCTAGCAACTCCTCTGCCTTCTTCCAATGAGGCAGTTTAAACCCATAGCGATAGGGGTCGCGCTGACTATTCTCAATGGCCTGATGGTAGATGTCGAACAGATTGGCTAAAGCCTCTGGCTTCATCCGCGCCATCTCCTCATTCGTAGGAGGAACTAGAATGGGATGCTTCTTCCAAATCATACGTTAGTAGATCATGGATTGTTAGCCATCCAAATTGAAATGTAACGCTGCTTGTCGTCCTCACTAAACGCCGTGCAAGCAATTAGCGCATCCATGAAACTCTTGTGCTTTTTAATGAGACGCTTCTGTGCCAAGATTTTTCTAACGGTGATGTTGCTTCCGTTACGACTAGCCCAAGCATGAGTGAGGTTGTTGCGCCAAATGCCATGCCAACCAAAGTTTCCTGCCCAGCACTCAGCCATCTCATGCCACATTTGCTGGATGGTGATTTCCTCGCACTTCTTGGCCCACAACAAAGGCTCTGGCACTTCTCCTGTACCTTCGCTTTCTTTCTTAATGAAAGCCTTCAGGTCTTGGTCGCTTACGGAATACTCAGGCCAGCGGTATCTATCAACCAGCTTGGACAAATGAATCCTCAGCTCTTCGTGTTTCTTTTTTAGTTTCATACGTTGATGGCTTCCTTCTGAAGCGCGGCCCTAGCATCCTCAATGGCCTTCATAGCATCCTCTAGGCTTGGCTTACCCGCCTTATGCTCAATGACCATCTTGTTCTCCCCTAGAGCCTGCATACCCTTATCCACGGCTATACCGTAGGACAGGGCTAAGTCTTTGACGTTCACCTTAGCCAAGGCATCTGGATTGTCTGCCAGCATAGCCATCTTCTGTTTCATCAGAAGCCTAATGCCCTCAGCCATCTCAAAGCCATCAGCCGCTAGTTGCTTCTTCCTAATGTCAATAGCAAGCTCATGCCTAGACTTCACCGAGCTTATCTGATTGAAGCTCCAGCCCGTGCTATCAGCTACCTCTTGCCATGTACTCCCATCCGCCAGAAGCTCTAAACACAGCATAGCCTTAGTTGGCTCTCGCGCTTCTAAGGTACGACTATCCGCTTCCACTATGGAAGTAAGGAAAATCGTGCTCTCTTGCTCTTCAGACATTTGCTATTGTTTAACTAAAAATTAAAAGAAACTTGTAAAAGAAAGGGGGAGTGTGAGGGGGAAAACAAACACTTGTCAAGTTCTTTCTGGTAATGAAGCCAATAGTGTAACAAAATCTTGCAGAGTTTGTTACAATAACATAGCTGTACACGTTTCTTAAACATAGATGGAATGTTGCGTTTCCTTTACACTTCCTAACAAATGGGATGATCTGGTAGCTAGTAGGGGGCACCCTTTGGAATATTTTTTTAAGGGTCGATTCTAACCAATTAACAATCCACCACCCCCCACGCAAACGAACCCCCTCCCCCCCTGTGGGTATGGTGGGCGTTTGGTAGGCGTTTGATCGTGTCTTGTTGTGTCTAGTCTGTCTAGCTATCTGCAAACAAGTACACAATAAGACTATTACAAGCGTTTATCAGTAAGGAAACGGCGTCAGGCTATCGCGTGAAGCGTTTATCGTAAGGGAGAGGGAATGGATTCTGGCAGGTTGAGGTTCGGTTAGGTTGGTTTGGGTTCGGTTAGGTTCCGGCTTTCTGTTTTCGCGTTTCGAGAAAATGGAAAATGCGGCTAGCTTTGGCCTCTAGTGCTTCCCGTGTCTCCCTTCCTTTGCTTCCTACTGTTAGGGGATGAAGGGGCCGCCGATTGCTTTTCCTTTCCCTGTGCGTCTATTCCCTTGTTTACTTCGTTGAGTGTTTAGGAGGCGCG